TGCCAGTCCAGCCGATGAGGCCGAAGCCGCCGGAGCCGACCGACTCAGGCCCGAGGGAGTTCTCCTCGCCGGAGATCGTGGCGGCCATGCCGGCTGCCGCTGCCCGGCTCAGCCCGTTCGCCATGAAATACCTGGCGAACGCCAGCAGCGCGGAGATCGACTCGAAGCCGCCGCCGAAGTGCGCCGGGCCGTTGTAGGCACCGCCTGCCAGGGCCGCCGCCTGCGCGTTGCTGGCAGCGGTCTTGATGGCCGGCCCGAGCGCCTGGGCCACCTGGCCCTCCAGTTGCGTGGCCGTCTTGTTGATGAAGCCGGGCTCCTGGTACTTGGCCATTAGCCTTGATCCGGCAGACGGGTCAATGGGCAGGCCGCCTACGTTGGCGTTGAGGATGCCGCCGCCGGCGTAACCGGGAATGCCGTGATCCTTGGCAAAGCCCGCAAACGCCGGGTGGGTGGCCAGGTTCTTGGGAACGATAGCCTCGCCGCCCTGGAGCGCGATGGGCCCGGACGGGGAAACAGCCAGCGTGTTGTCGCCCGTGTTGTGCCAGCCGGGAACCTTGCCGCCCGTGGCCATCTCCGGGATCTTGCCGCCCATGTACCTGTGCGTTAGGCCGGACGCCAGGTTCTGCGCGGCCTGTGTCTTGTTGGGAGGCGCGTTGGCTACTGACACGCCGGGGCCGAGAGTGCCAGCGGAGATGGACACCGTGCCGTTGACCGTTACGTGGCCGCCGCCGGACACCGTGAACGCGATGTTGGCCTTGTAGTTGCCCGCCACGTTGTGGAGCTGCTTCCACAGGGCCTCAGCCTGGGCAGTAGTGTCGCCAAAGGACTTAGCCGTCTTGATGAACTGCGCCTCGGTCTCACCTGCCTTGTGGGCCAGGGTGTCGAGGTACTGGTTGCGCATCGTGTTCCACAGGGCCTGCGCCTGCGAGGCGGTCAAGTCCAGGCCGTTACGCGCCAGGTTGATGAACATGCCCTTGGCGGTATTGCCCTTGGTGACGATCATGTCCAGGTTCTGCAAGGCGAACTTGCCCCACAGGGCCTGCGCCTGCTGAGCGGAAATGTGAAGGCCGTCCTCCGCCATGCGCAGGAACGCAGTCTTGGTAGTGGCAGCCTTGCCCGCTATCATGTCAAGGTTCTGGCCGCCGAACTTCGTCCACAGGGCCTGCGCCTGCCGCTCGGTGAGCTGAAGCCCCTGGGTGGCGAAGTTTATGAACTGGGACTTGGCCCCGGTTGCGCTCTTGCCGGAGGCGACCATCGCCGCGTCCTGCTTCAGCAGTGCCTGCCACATCAGGTTCTGCTGCTGGATGGTGCCGGGCAGTACTGACTGGAGCTGCTGGAACGCAGACGAGTTCGCTGACGTTGCCTTTGCGAAGTTCTTGGCCGTCGCAGCGCCCTGGGCCTGCTGCGCGACGTACTTGTTCAGCGCCTTCGTCGAAGCGCCGAGCTGGGAGTCAATCGCCTTGATAGCGTCCGGCCCGTACCCGAGCTGCTTCAGGTACGCGTTGAGCTGCTGAGTGGCGTTAGTCGTGCCGATGCCCGTCTTGAGCATGGACTGGTAGAACTCACCGGAGAAGAGGAGCGCGGCCTGCGTGACCTGTCCCCTGGCTGTGGCGGCTGCCTGCGAGAGCCCGGTAACCGCGTTGCCGAAGTCAGCGGTCTTGACGATTGCCGCCGCCTCAGCACTGGTAATGGAAGTCTCGATGGCGTTACCGAGGTTCTTCTCAGCCGTGGTCAGGTTAGCGGCGGAGATGGTCAGCTTGGCCTGTTCGGTGTTCAGGTCAGCTTCCGCGCCCTTGGTGTTGCCTACCCACTTGGCAAGGGTCTGGAAGCTGTCGGTGGCCGGGCCGCCCATGAGCTGCGCCAGGGAGCTGACTTCAGCCGTCGCCTGCTTGCTGCCCGCCGCGAACGGGAGAAGCTGGGCGATGATGTCCTTGCCGGACTTGGCTAGCTCGTACTGCGCCTTGCCGGTGTTACCCGATGCCGTAGCCAGGGTCTGGAGGTTCCCGTACAGGGTGACACCCGCGCTGAGCTGGGAATCGAATGCCTGGCGCACGGCAAGGGACGCAGGGGTGATCCCGGTCATCGTGGCACCGAGTGCCGAGAACGTCTCCCGGAGACTGCCTAGCCTTATGGTAACCGTGGGCGCGCTCGCAGCGGCCTTGCCCATGGCGGAAGTCAGGGCCGGGAAGCCCTGCTCGAACGTGACGAATGCCGACTCGCCGCCGGTGATCATGGTGATCCAGGCGGACTCGGCCTGCGTGAGGGCGTGGATGTTCTTGGTAACCGTGCCCGTGGAGATGTTCAGGGCGTTGAGCTGCGCTCCGGCCGCACCCGATTGCGAGCCCATGTAACCGTAGCCCTTGGCAAGGGCCTGTAGCTCGGTAAGCTGTGTCGCGTACTGGGCGTTAGTTTCCTTGGCGATCGTGCCTGCCGAGATCCCCACCAGGTTAAGGGCGCTCTGCGCCGCGCCTACGCTGCCGAATACTCCGGCGAGCTGGGCCATGCGCGAGCCGTACGTGGTGCCCTGGGTAATGATCTGCTGCTGGGCAGTCGAAAGCTGCTGGTAAACGCTCGTGGTGTTAGCAGCGGCAGTCTGCATCTGCTTGTTGCCGGTGTTAGCCGCTGCTGTCAGTTGCTCCTGGTTTTTCAGGATGTTCTTAACCGACTGCGCCTGCGCCTGCGAGACGTTCACCGGGATGTTAGCGACAGCCTTGTTGTACTGCTGCTGCGCGTTAACAGACCCTTGCAGGCTCAGGTTAATCTGCTGCGTGGTCTTCTGAAGGGCGACCGTCAGGTTCTGCCCGATATTTCCGGCATTAGAACTCGCGATCAGCCTTTGCATGGCCTCGTCGAACTTCACCGTGTTGTCTGTGACCAGCTTCAGGCCGACGTACAGCGCGCCGCCGAGTACAGCGGCAAAACCCAGGGCAGCCAGTCCTGCCGCCCCGAACGGCACTACCTTGATCGCGTCGCCCATGATCTTGGTCCAGACGGCAGCCGGGCCGCTGTCCTTTGCGACACCGCCGACAGCCTTCGCGTACACAGCCGTCTTCACCCCGGCTGCCGCAAGGCCGCCTGCGAAAGAACCGATGGCGGTGCCGAACTTATTGAAGTTCGCCCCGGCCGTCTTGGCGTCAACTCCTACCGCAGCAAGGGAAAGCCCCATCTTGTCCGCGAAGGTAATGAGCGCGCCGGTTGTCATAGCGCGGCTGAGCGCCAGCACGGCGGTGACGGCTAGCCCGACGTACAGGATGAACCCGTGAAGGGCGAGGCCGATCTTGAGAACCGGCCCGAGGAACTGGACAGCGTTCGCCGTAATGGTAAGGAACGCGTCCCCGATGGTCAGGAGGGTATGCACGTAACCGGGAAGGTCCTTAATGAGGCTCCCGATGATCCTGAACACCTGCTGGAACCCGTAGCCGATCTGGGCGAAGTCCTTAGCGCCGACAGAGACGATGTTAGTGAACGCCGAACGAGCATGGTCTGCCCACCCAACCAGCTTCGCGCCCCATACGTCAATGACCTGCCCTACCTTGGCCAGAGCGTCACCCAGCGGCTGGACGTTCCTGCCAATAGTCAGCATGTACTCGCCGAAGGCAATCATGAGGGAAGGCTGAATGGCCCGCGACAGCGTGTCGAAGCCCTTACCGAGGTCAGGTAGGGACTTGCCCCCTACGCCGTCGATAATGGTGTTGATGTTCTGCCACTGGCCGGCGATCTTCTGGGCAGTGGGGTAAGCGACGCCGGCGAAAGTAGCTACGGCGATAATTGCCGGGCCCCAGGCCGCCGCTAGCTCAAGGATCGCATCCACGCCAAGGTGCCAGACGGATACCGAGGCCAGGAAATGGGGCAGCACGCTGTCGAGCGCGCCACCGAATAGCCGTATCTTTGCCGTCAGTGAGCCCCAGCCCGCTGTGAACGGGTTCATGTCCCCGATGATCATGCGGTTAGTAGCTAGGATCTTGCCGAGCCCGGCCGCGACAATGGGAGATAGCATGGCAGTTTCGCGCAAGGGCTTGTTGAAGTTGGCGAACGCGTTCGCTGCCGCCAGGGCGGTAAGGCCGGCGTCTGCGGCCGACTGCGCGCTCTTGGGACTGACAGCGCCGAGACCGTACTGGCGTGAGGCAATCAGGGCCTGCGCGCCGGCCATGCCGCCCAGCACGGGCGTGATCTTTACTTCCAGCTTCTTCTGGAAAGCCTCAACTTCGGCCGCCAGCTTGAACAGGGACGCCTGGAAAGGCAGCGTGTCAGCCGTGACGGGCAGGTTATCGAGCTGCTTAGCCAGCTTCAGGGCCTGCGCCTGCATTGCGATGATCTTGGCCAGCGCAGCCGAGTCAGTGACGTTGGCCCGCATGTCATCCAGGGACTTGGAGACCTTGGTGACGCCCGCGCCCAGCTCAGCCAGGGCCGCGTTCGCCTCAGCGGTATTGAAGTCCGCGCGCATGCTCTTTGCCGCGTCCTCCAGCGCCTTGACGCCGGTCTCCATCGTGTAGAGCTTGCCGATGGCGCGGTTTAGGTTGAAGTCCGCGTCTACGTTGCCGGCCCGCTTCTCCAGGTCGTCAATGCCCGCGAGGAGCGTGTACAGCTTGGCGAGGCCCTTGGTGTCGTTCATGTCGAGCGGGATGTTGTCCGCCCGCTCGCGCAGTGCCGTGAGGGCCGCGTCCAGTTGCGACAGGGTTGTGATCGCGCTGCGCGCATTGAACTTCAGGTCCGCGTTGCCCTTCAGCCCCTTCAGGGCGGCGGCGATGGCAGCGACCTTCTTGTCAATATCGGAGGCATCAGCCGTCAGCTTGACCGTGCCCCGGATACCTGCGGTTGCCTTGTTTACCTCGGACGTGGCCATCGTCCGGAATAGTGCCGCGTCGGGGAGCAGGGAGATGTATGCTTCGCCAATCAGGCGCGCCATCTGTTTACTCCCCTCACAGGTCTGCTATTGCAGCGTACAGGGCCGTAGACATGAAGGGAATGCGCTCGGCGTGCCCGTACCTTCCGCCGCCTTCTTCTAGGAAAAGGGTTGGCCCGTACGCCGCGTTGGTACCGCCGAACAGGTCGCCGGACTTGGTGTAGCCGATTACCGGGCGGATGCTGCCCTTCAGGTAACCGACCGAGCGGGGCATGTAGGAGGTAGAGTTCCTGCCCCAGGACCAGTTCTTCCGCTTCTGGACGGGCGCGACGGCCTCGGCAATGGCCGTCATCTCCCCGACCTTCTTCACCAGCCACTGGCCGACCGGCCCGTCAACGCTGTGCAGCAGGTCATTCAGTGCCGCGTCATCCCACTCAACGCCCACTGTTTCACCGCCTCACAGAGTATCGCGTGCTTCCTCAGCGCGTTGTTCCCGCGCCCTGTCCGCATCCAGCTTCCGGATCTTGTCCATCCCCTCAAGCTCCCAGGGGTTGCCCTTGAAGTCCGCCAGTCCGTCCCATTCCTTGTCCTCGAACCGCCAGCGGTCCTCTTCGCCGACGCCCCGTGGCAGGGCACTCATGGACTCCTCTTCAAACATCTCAGCAATCTGCTCTTCGGTATAGCCCTGGGCAGGAAGCATGACGTGCTTGTGCATCCACAGCGCGAGGTCTTCGTGCGCGGCGCGCAGCCCGATCTTCTCCTCGAAGTAGCAAATGCGGTCGTTCAGGGACTCATCGAACTTATGCCCGGCCATGCGCGCCGCGCGGTCTTCCTCGCGCATGTCCTTGATGACGTGGAAGTACGCGAAATTCAGCGCCTCGCGCACCGTCATGTGGTGCACTTGCCTGCCGCTGCCCTCGGCCAGCGAGCCGCCGTCAAGGTAACCCTGGTTGGAGATCAGCCAGTTGAGGAGCCAGTGGCAGCCTCGGTAGGGCGTCCCGCCAGGGCCTCCAGCGCAGCGTTGGCGAAGTCCAGCAGCTCAGCGGCGTCGATCTTCTCCTCGCGGGAGTACCGCCTGAACTCGTGCCAGTCATCCTCGTGCACGGCGTCCTGGAGAACGTAGAAGACAGCCCGCAGGCCGGCCGCGCTCGCAACATCCTGGTCAGAGGCAGCCGCCCACTCCATGAGCGGCATGATCCCAACGTCGTCGGCAAGGCGGAACTCGCGGTCGCGAAGCGGAGCGGTAAGGACGCCGCCCTTGCCCTCGTCGGCACGGGTTTCCTTGCTCACGCGGGCGCTCTGGTCAGCCGTCTTCATCTGCGAGCGCGCAGCGCGGGTGTCCCCTGAAGTTCTGCGGACAGGTGGCATCTTGTATCTTCCGATCTCTGTGATAGATTAGGCGCGATTGAGACACCTTCTACGGAGATCGGGCAAAGGCCCTGGTTTGGCGGCCAGGGCCTTTGCTGTTGCAACAATCAGGTGCCGGTAATACCGGCGGCCGGGTACCGCTGAACCTGCGACGCGGCGTTCCAGGCAGACTTGAACGTGACCGCAGCCGCGACGCCACCAGCGGAGCTGAAGTCCGGGAGAATGGTGCCGAAGAAGTACTGGCCGGGGTTCGCGCCCTGCACGCCCAGGAGCGACGGGTACAGGTAGAAGTTCCGGGGCTGCCCGTCAACCGAAGCCGCGTAGGTCTGCCCGGTGGCCGTGTCGTAGAAGCCCGAGAAGTCGCCAGAGGCGTCCGGCAGGCCCGAGACCCAGACCAGGTTGGAGTCACCAAGGGCGGTAACGTCTACCTTGGCGACGGTGAAGTTGATGGTCCAGTCCGCTACGAAAGCGAGGGGAGAGGCAGCGGCGGGAGACGGCGCGACACCGCAGTACACCATCCCGTTACGACCGTGGATACGGCTCACGAACAGTCACCCTTTCAAGTGGTGATGTTGGTGGCCGGCTCCTGACACGGGCGCGTCAGACCTCGGTGCTCAATCTTAAGGGTAAGTGCTGGTGTGAAGACGCACAACAGTTACTCGGGCGGACGCCACCCGTGCTTGATCAGGAAGTCACGGAAAGGGCCGGTCATCTCCACGCCCTCTCCGGTAACGTCAATGGCAGACGGCAGCAGGTCCAGCATGAGCACGGGCCTGCGCTTAACGGCGTCAAACCTGAGTTGCATGTGCGACGTGTGCTGGCCGATGTCGTAGCCGTCGATAACAATGGAGCCCGCGCCGGGTGTTACGTCGATACTTACCTTGCCGGGAACCTGCGGCCGGGCGCTGGGATTAGGCATTTTTCTTCACCAGCGGCTCTGTGGAATGCTGGCAATCACACCAGGAACCGCCCTTGCAGTTTCGGTGCCACACTTCTGCGGTGTACTTGCCGTCTGGTACCGCGCGCAGTACGTTACCGGCGTCCCGGCATTGCTTGCAGATCACTTCAGAACCCCCAGGTTCTTCATGAGGCGGCAGACTGATTCAGCCTGGTTGTCGAACGTGCGCTGCTCTATGGCGGTATACGCCATGTCCGCCAGGTCTTCACGCTCGCTGTCATGTGCCACGTAGTAGCGAATCAGTTCCTCGGCTTCGGCCGGCGTGCTGAACGTGGGCAGCATCGGGAACACCTCATCAGACTCAGGGCGCGGGTCGCGGATGAAGAACAGGCCGCAGGCCGCCATCTCTACCTCGCGCGGTCCCATCGACCAGCCCTCGCCCATGTGCGCTTCCTCGCCCTCGCGCCGGTAGAAGTTCAGTCCGGTCTTGGTAATGCGGTAAACGCGGGCGGTCTCCTCGTTGTCTACGCACTCACCGGGCGGGTGCCCGAGGTACTTCCACAGGTGCTGGTATTCTTCCGGGGCCGTGTCCCAGCCGTTCCCGCCGAATGCAACGTCAATGCCCTCGAAGTTCATCGCGTCGAAGAACTTCAGGCGGGACAGGAACGAGGTACCGACGAACGCGAAGTCCAGCTCGTAGTTCCTCGGATTGGCCGGGTAGTGGATTTCCGGGTCATAGGAGTGGGGAACGTAAGCGACGGGCGCAAGCTGCGACCACGCCTCGATGTTGGTCGGGTCATTGAGCAGGTTGAGGTCGGCAAACTGCCCGCGCTTCATCTGCTCGTTATCCTGGTATGGGCTCTCGGTATGCAGCATGACGATCTTGCTGCCGGACGCGCGGACGATCTGGAAAACATCCGGCGTGTGAAAGAACGCCGAGACGAAGAACACGATGTCAGGCTTGTGCCTCACAAGGTCTTCGAACAGCCCGGCCGTGGCAAGCTTCGCTATCATCAGCGGCTTCGGAACGGCCTTGCGCACCGGGTACCGCCCGCAGTGCTCGCAGGTAGGCTCGTTCACGTCCTCGAAAACCGCTCGCCCGTAGAAGGTCAGCCTGTCGTTGGTGTTGTAGACGAAGACCTCATGGCCTTGCTTGATGAGTGCCTTCTTCCACCCCCGGAACACGTCGTGGACGCTGAAGTCAGGGCCTGGGTGCACGAGCAGGATCTTAGCCACGGTTTGCCTCCGGCGGAACTAGCCTGAACGACCCGTCTACATACGTGATCTCCCAGGAATCTACGGTTCCGACGTAGATGTAGTTGCCGTCGCTGTCGATGGAGTACAGCGTTCCCGTGCGGCCACTGAGTACGCTCACGAGATTAGCCTCTTGATAGCGCCGAACACGCTGATCCCGACAAAGGCGAACACCGCGAACAGGATTGCCGTGACCGCTGCGTCGATCCACAGCGGGGAGAAGATCCACCACCACGACCAGTGCGCGATTGACGTGTTCCCGGTTAGCTTGAGCACCAGGAATGCGATGAAGAGGGGGACTGCGATCCCGCCGGCGTCCATGTCTTCTCCTACCTGGCCGATACGTTCCAGTTGATCCGTGCCCCGAAGTAGAGGGAGCCGGCCCATTCTATCGGGCCGTACCCGTCCACGGTGGTTGTCTCGCACCATTCCACGGTGCCGCCGAGCGTGGGGTCCATTGCGATTGCCATAGCCACTGACACCGGGCCGGTACCGGGAATGTTCTCGAAGCCAAGCCACTCGTCAAGGTTGTCCTGGACATCTGCCATGGTGTCCGCCCGCGCTACGACCAGGAAGCCGGAGATGGTGAACTCCGTGGGGCTCAGCGGCCTGCCCTGGTTGTCGAGGATTCCCTCACCCAGGCACACTCCCACCCTGGCTGCCGGGGCCCTCGGGATCACCAGCAGCATTGGCGGGTTGATCGTATCCAGGTACTCCGCCGACGTTGACAGGGCCGGCAGTGTGTTCGCTGACACCTGAGCCGCTATCGACGCCCTGATCGCTACCAGGTCGGCCACTGTGAACCTCCGAAACATGAGCCTTCAGCTCATTATGACGGCAGTCTATATGACGCAGCACCAGGTTGTGCTTCTCGTCTGTGTGCTTGGTGGTCAGGTAGGTAGCCAGCAGCGCGAAGAACGCGGTGAAAAGCGGGATCACGGTAATCATGATGACGACCGCCAGCAGGTGCGCGGCCCACCCGCGCGGCGTGATGTCGCCGTAACCGACCGTGGTGCCGGTCGTAGTGGCGAAGTACAAGCCGTTCCAGATCCCTATGCCGTTCACCAGTCCGAAGGCAATACCGCTGATCACGTCGATGACGACGCTCAGGGCGAGGACGACGGCGGCTCTGGTGCGCATCGCTTGTGCTCCTCGTGCCTGTCGAGTACGTACTTGTGCGTGATCTTCTCCGGGTGGTGACTGTGATGCTTGCATACCGTGAACTCTCCGCCCGCCATCGGGTAACGCCCTGGCCACGGGCAGCCGTGGACGTGGCAGTTGTGGTGCCGCAGGAGGATGCCGCCCAGGACGATCCACTCGAATAGCTGGAGACCGCCTGCGTTCCCGCTCCACCAGCCGTACCAGCCACCAGGCTCATTGCGGTTTCCGAGCACCGTGAAGAACTCACTGCGGACGTGCGGCCACCAGATGACCAGGGCAACGCCCAGGGCCACAAGGATAAAAACCGTCCAGTACCGCCAGCCTTTCACGATTGCCATTCCAGTTCCCAGGCTTCCTCAACGGGCGTGCTTATGTCAGTGACTGACCCCCACGATACGGCCTTGCCCTCGCCCAGGGAAAGGGCAGCGTGAGGCTGCATCCCCGCATCGGTTTTAGCCTCGTAGCCGATAACCAGCAGCGCCTCTTCCATCGCCGGGCCCGTGACTGGCCGGTACATCCGAAGGTGCACGCCGCCGCCCGGCCAGCCGATTAGCCAGGTAGTCCACAGTACTTCCTCGATCGTCGGCTTTTCCAGGCACGCCTCAGTCAGTTCCCGCATGTGGTGCTCGGTAGGGCGCACGCCCTTGTCCCGCAGCAGGCTATTGGCGATGGCCACGATCACGCAGTTCGGCGTGAACTCGTCCCCTATCCACTTAGACTGTGCTGCGGTCTGCTTGATCGGCGCTACCGTCCTGGTATGAGCCGCGTACATGGCCGCCGCGTACCCCGCCGCGCAGGCTGATGCCGCCGCAGCGTAGTTAGGGCTGCCTTCAGAGAACATCGGCGCGGTGCGCGGCTTGCGGCCCCTGGTAGCACGGGGACGGACGGGCCGGGCGGGGGCGCTGACTGACGGAGTGAACCGGGAGTTCTTGGCGGGCGGCAGCACCGACTTAGCCGCTCGGGTAGAGGCGAGCTTAGCCCGGTTCGCGACGGCGACGGCACTGTAGGACGTGTGGGCCACGGCCTGGGTGTACTGCTGAGTCTGGGAGACGCGCAGGTGGTTGTACATGTTGTTCTCGATGCGTACCTGGAGGGCTGTGTTCTGGTGCGCCAGCCGTGACTGGGCGTAGGTCGCCCGCGCGGCCTGGGTAGCTATGGCGGCGGCCTGCACTGAAGTTCGCGCCGCACGGGACAGAATGGCCGGCTGGGTCACCAGGAACCGCCGTCGCTGGGTCCGGGCAGCGTTGGCGTTCATCAGCCGCCGGGCTGCCTGCGTCGCCTGCACGCTCACGAGCTTGGACGAGGTAACAATGGCACTGGCCTGCTTCTGTAGCCCCCGGCGCGGGGCGTTGGCGGCGGTTGCCCTCGTCCGTACGCGCGGGGACCTTGCCTTAGCTGCCATGGCTGAAGCCGAACTTCCTGCCTGCTACCACGTCGCTCACGAAGGCGTCAGCGCCGGGCCCGCGCTCTACCTGGCCGCCGCCGACGCTGTGCGGGTCAACGGGAGCGTGCTCGAACTCCTGCTCGTCACTGTCATCCGTCGTCACCTTGCCCTGGAGGAACTGGAAGACGAACGCACGGCCGGCAACTTCAACGATGACCCTCATCTACGTCTTCCTTCAGGTTGCCGATGGCCTGTACAACGTCTGTCAGGCCGCCGGGGGTACTAGTATCCAGCCGGTCGGCTATCAGTTTCTGCGCCTTGCGGTGCCGCTTCCACGGCAGCCAGGCGACCGCCGCCGTCAGGGTAGTGAAAACTGACCAGGCCACAACCGCTACCCAGAAGCCGTTCGCCTGGAGCCAGTGGCCGGCGTGAACCCACCACAAGGCTTACGCCCCGCGAAGCCTGCGGGCCATGGCGACAGTCTTCGCATTGTGCGCGGCCGGGGTGAACTTGACGCGGGTACCAGGTTCCGGTGCGTCCTTCAGCCGCTGCGCTGCCTCCTGGGCCGCCTGCGACGGCGGGACCGCTGACAGGGTTCCGTCTGCTTCCTGGATCTGGCGTGCCAGCTCAAGAACTTCCGGGCTGTGCTCACGGGGCGTGAAAAGCTGCTGCGCAACTTCCGGCTGCGCCTCCGGGGTTTCCTGCTCGTTATCTGGCATCACACGCCGACCTTCCGCCTGAAGTTGATGTAGGGCCTCAGTAGCTCTACCACCATTGGGTTCGACTGTACCCTCACCAGGCCGGTTGCGGCAGTGCCTGCCATTCCCCAGGGCGTGTCCTTGGACTTGTAAATGTCCGTGCAGAGCATCAGGGAAGCCTGGGTAACTTCCGGCGGAACGTAATCCCAGCCCCATGTGCCGGTAACTTGCACCCGGTTCAGGTGAGAGTATGCCCACACGAAAGGCAGCCATTGCCCGGCGGGCGTTCCGGGGGCGTTCATGATTGCCTGGAGCTGGTTGTACGGCCGGGCTACGCCGCCTGCCGCATTCGGGTTGTAGTTGTCCTCGTAGTTACTGGGGGTGCCGAGCTTGAGGGCGTACATCGAGCCGGTACCCACAGGCGGGGCGGGATGCCCCCATGAGGTTTCGTACACCCCGTCGCCGTCGTAATCCAGGCTGACCGTGACGTTCGCTGCCTGGGACGGGGCGAGGTCGTCGATGGGCAACTCCCAGATACTGGCCGGCACGTATGTCCGCGACTCCTGGAGCTGGTAAAAGTGCCTGCCGCAGTAGCGGTTGATCCAGTTCGAGACGGCGTGAATGGCGATCTGCATCTCGTAGTCGAACGTGTGGTAGTTCTTGTCACCGACCGGCAGGGCCAGGTGCGACTTCAGCTCTTCCATGCCCGTGTACCAGTACTGCATGCCGTAGCCGACATTGGTCAGCGGGATTAGCCGGAACGTGCCGGGGGTGATTTGCTGGACCTGGTTTCCGGAGCCGACCCAGGTGTACATGTACAGGCCGGGAACGGTAATGCCGTCGAGCGTCAGGCTGTAATTGCCGGCCGATACCTTGACGATGTTGTTGTAGCCGGAGCCGGACGCGTAGGTGAAGTTCGTGATCGCGCCGGTCGGGTCGATGACTACGGCGGTAACAGAAGCGGGGTCAGCGACGGTGCCCAGGGAGTTCGTGAAGGTAACGCTGGTCAGCGCTACGGCCTCAGTCGGGCTGTTGTAGACAAGTTCCGCGCCCATCAGAGTGTCACCCACGTAACCGGCCCGTAGACGCAGGTATTTTGCAGTCCGCTGAATACCACGTCCACCCGGTAGAAGGTGTAGGTCTCAGCCGCAAGGTCGGCGTGCGGAATGGCAACGGCAATGAGGCCGCCGGCCGCGTTGGTGACGGTGATCGCGGGGGAACCGCCGGCCGAGGACAGCACGAGCGCGCTGCCGTCAGGGGTTCCGGCTGCCGTCTTGAGGTACATGTTCACCGTCGCCCCGGTTAGGTTCAGCGCCGAGCCGCCGCTGGTCAGGGCGAAGTCAACGGTCTCGTCGTTGTTCTCCGCGAGCTGGATACTGACCTGCTGCATTGTCCATCCCGTCGCAGTTCCGCCAAGGGTGTTTCCATATGTAACGGTACCGCCCAGACTGGCAGTTGTCTCTGTGCCACCGCTGGTCACGTCGAGGGAAACGACCGTCGCATTGCCGCCGCTGGCAGCGTCCAGCGATACAACGTGGCCGCCGGAACCGCCGTAGGTCACCTCGCTCACGGTTCCGCCATAGTTCACCGCAAGGCTCGCGCTGCCGCCACTGGTCGTGTCGGGGGACACAACGGACGGCGTGCCACCGAGTGCCTGGGGTCCGCGTCCTCCGCCACCGAACGTAGCTCCGGCACCGCCAGCGATGATTACCAGTGCGCTGACACCTGTGAGGGCTACGCCTGCCTTCGGAGTTCCCGCCCCGCCAGCGATGGTAACCAGCGCGGCTACGCCTGTGACATTGGCATTGCCCGCGAAAGTTCCTACTCCGCCGGCGACAACTACCGGGCCGCTGACGCCCGTGACGTTCGCCTTACCCGCAGGAGTTCCTATCCCGCCAGCTACGACTACCGCAGCAGCGACGCCCGTTACGCTCGCAGCGCCGGCAGGAGTTCCTACCCCGCCCGCTACGGTGACCAGGCCGGCAGCGCCCGTGATAGCCACGCCAGCCGCAGGAGTTCCGATTCCCCCTGCTACGGCTACCGCAGCAGCCACGCCCGTGACGTTCGCGTTGCCCGCAGGAGTTCCTACGCCGCCTGCTACAGTGACAGGCGCACTCACGCCCGTAAGGGCAGCACCTGCGGCAGGAGTACCGACACCGCCCGCTGCGGTAACAGGCGCGCTTACGCCGGCGATATTTACCGTGCCGCCGCCCTGGGGAGTTCCGATTCCCCCTGCTACGGCTACCGCAGCAGCCACGCCCGTGACGTTCGCGTTGCCCGCAGGAGTTCCTGCGCCTCCTGCCACGGTTACTGCTGCGGCGACACCCGTGAGAGACGCGCCTGCGGTAAGAGTTCCTACGCCGCCCGCCACGGCCACGGCAGCAGCTACGCCTGTGACATTGGCGTTACCCGCGAAAGTTCCTGTGCCTCCCGTGACGGTGACGGGTGCGGCTACGCCCGTGGTACTCGCTGCGCCTGCCGGGGTTCCTACTCCGCCCGCAGCGGTTACCGCAGCGGCCACTCCGGTGACGGCTACGCCTGCGGTAAGGGTTCCTGTACCGCCTGCGACTACGACCGGGGCGCTTACGCCCGTGACATTGGCCTTGCCCGCAGGGGTACCGACACCACCTGCGACGGTTACCGCTGCGGCTATACCTGTGAGAGCCGCGCCTGCGCCGGGTGTGCCTACGCCGCCAGCGACGGTTACCGCTGCGGCTACGCCCGTGACGTTGACCGAGACGGTACTGGGCTGCACCTGGCCGGGGATGAAATTGCCGGGCTGTGCGTGACCGGGAATCGCCTGAGTGCCCAGCTCGCCGTTCGTGCCGGTGTAGGGAGTACTGCCGCTGCCGTTCGCGAACTCCGCTACGAAGTTCGTCGGGTCAATCGCCACCGACGAGGTTGCGCCGCCCGGCGCGGACGTGGATTGCAGCCAGCCCTGCCCGACGACGCCGCCGTTGACGGTGCTGGTGGCCTGGACGAAGTTTGCCAGCGCCGTTACGCCCGTACCGGACAGCGTTTCCGTGCCGGCGACTCCGCTTGCCTGCCCGGCGTACCCCCAGACTGTCGCGTTGCGGGAACTGGCTGGCGTGTAGGTCGCGTCAGGGAGCGCGGTCACGAACCCGGCAGCCGCGTGGTACTCAGCCGAGCCAACCAGGTGGAAGCCGCCTACTGGCCGCAGCACGGTGGTGACCGACTCGCACCATGAGGTAGACGTGAACGTGGCGGTGAACGTCGTGTCGGTTGTCGCTGAGCCCACGGTTCCGCCGGCGACCCGGTAACCCGAGTAGAAGTTGTTACCGAAGGTGTTGGTCGCGCCTG